GGGATTGTCAATGGATCTATATCCGATCTATCTATTATTGACTCAGGATTTGCATATGAGCAAGGCGAGCCAATTACTTTAAGCAAGGAAGACAGTCCGTACATTGCTAGTGGTTATATAAATTTAATTAACCAAGGAGTTGGAGAAGGGTACTTCAAATCCACTAAAGGGTTCTTGAACAGTGATAAATACATACACGATGGTGATTTTTACCAAACTTATTCATATCAAGTTCAAGCAGCAGTTCCATTAGACGTATATGGAGAAACTTTGAAGAAGTTAATGCATGTTGCAGGTACAAAGCTTTTTGGAAATGTGGTTAAAACATCAAATGTTAACCTGGCAATAACAACCTCCGGTGTACAAATAATCATATGAGTAAACTTATAACAAACAACATTAAGTTATTTAACGTAGATCAATTTATTGAATCGTTTTCTGAACCTAATTTCAATATCTACTATTATTTTATAGGTAATCCTATACCGTATACGGAAGACGCCTCACCTCCTACTTTAGTTGATACAGTGCAAACCACTCTGTTTGACACATATAATAATATGATTTACGGTAAAAGAATAACATCTGAAGACGTTTGTAGTATGGCACCAAGACACAATTGGGTAGCTGGTACAGTATACCAACAGTATGTTCATGATACTAATAACTACCAAAATAATTTCTATGTTCTTTCTGATGAAGGAAGCTCATATAGTGTGTTTAAGTGTTTAAACAATAATAACGGAGTTCCATCAACATACCGACCAAGACTTTCTGACACATCAGCTGACGATGACTTTTACTTCACACCCACAGATGGGTACCAATGGAAGTATATGTATTCAATCACAACCACTCAGTATAATAAATTTGCAACTACGTCACATATACCAGTGTTTATAAATGCTAATGTAGTAGGTAATGCGGTGTATGGATCTATTGATAGTATAGTTGTTACTTCAGGTGGAGATAGATATGCTTCATACACAAGTGGATATTTTCAAGAAGTTAGGGTTGGTGGTAATCCATTAATATTTGCTATTGATTCTACTACAGCATCATCAAATGCTAACTTCTACATCAACTCAGCTTTAAAGATTACTAATGGTACTGGTAGTGGCCAACAAAGGTATGTTACAGGGTACACTGTCTCTGGTACAACAAGGCGTGTTATTATAGACTCAGCATTTGATACTACTCCAACTACTTCATCTCAATATGAAATAACACCGCTTGTTACTGTTACAGGAGATGGTTCGGGTGCACAAGCTCGTGCTATAGTAAACACACAAAGCAATACCATCTACAGTATTGAAGTAGTAAGTAGAGGAGAAGGATATACACATGCATCTGTTGTTGTTACTGGAAATACAGGAATTATAAACGTTAATACTGGAAGTACAATAACAGCCAATACTGCAACTGCAAAGGTTATTCTGTCTCCAAAAGGTGGTCATGGTAGTAATGCTGCAGCAGAACTAGGTGCACACTATGTTGGAATTAGCACTATTTTTGATAGTAGTCTTTCTGGTGGTAAAGTTGTCGACTCTAATGATTTTAGAGTGGTTGGAATTATAAAAGATCCGTTGTTTGCAAATGTAGAAATAGATATTAGTTTATCGTCAGGTACCTTTTTAGACGGAGAGACGGTTAGTCAGTCTTTGGGATCACCAATATCTAGTATTGTGATTACAAGTGCTGGTTCTGGATATACATCCAACTCAACGGTAACCATATCTGGATCAAGTACGGTTGATGCTCTAGCAAATGCAGAAGCCAATTCTTCTGGTAGAATATCAGTAATAAAGATAGCAAATAATGGAGCGGGATATATCACTCCTACAGCAACTGTAAATCCACCATCACCTGTTTATTTTAATGCAAATAGCGATGTTACAGATGCAACCGATTTTATATCGATATCTAATAACGTTTTTCAAAATAACGATTATGTAAAATATCTTGTGGCTACAGGAAATACAGCAATATCTGGTCTATCAAACAACACATCTTATTATGTTGTTTCCGCTAACTCAACTGGATTGAAGTTGTCGACTGCTCTCAATGGAGCAAATGTTAACATAACAAAAGGTCTAACACAAAACGGTCATTCATTTACTGGTCAGACTGCTACAGTCATTCCTGTAGTGGATTTGACAAAGACGACAACAGCAAGAGGAATTGTTTATGCAGCAAATGATTCCGTAGTTAAGCTGACTAATGCATATGGATTTTTTGTAACTGGTAACTCTACAGTGAGTCTATTATACGGTAATTCAAGTACGTATACGGCTGTATCCGATACTGTCACCCAACCAACAACATATATTGACCAGACATATAAAGTTACTGGAACGCTTACAGCACAGAACTTCAGTGCTGATGAGTTGGTGGTACAAAATGAAAATGCCAACGGATTTTTCTATTATTCTAATAATACTACTGTTAGGCTAGTAGATAAAAAAGGAACCATTAATCAAAGTGAAGCAACTACTCCATATTATATCACTGGGACCACTTCCGGAGCTCAGTTTCTTGTTTCCGGAATCACGTCCGGAGATTTGGTTGACGGTTCTGGAGACGTTATATATATTGAGAACTTCACTCCTGTTACTAAAACACCAGGACAGACAGAAACAATTAAATTGATTCTAGAATTTTAATAGAGGAATAAATGGCACTAGATACAGACTTTAACGTAAGCCCTTTTTACGATGACTATAATGAAACAAAGAACTTCCATAGAGTTCTTTTCAGGCCGGCCGTCCCTATTCAAGCTAGAGAACTTACTCAGCTACAAACTATCCTTCAAAACCAAGTTGAAAGATTTGGTGACAATATTTACATTGAAGGTACAATTATCAAAGGATGTAGTTTTACGTTTGATAATAATTACCAATACATAAAATTACAAGATCTTCAAGTTGATGGACAATCAACTCTTGTTTCTAATTATGCTAATTCAATAGTTAAAAGCTCTTCTTCTAATCTACAAGCTATAGTTATTAATCAAGTACAGGGACTTCAATCTCAAAATCCTGACTTATCAACTCTGTTTATTAAATATACAAACTCTGGTACTGCTGGCGAAAAGCAATTCTCAGTAAATGAGACATTAACATCATTTACACCTACATATTCCATTCAAGATATTACAGTTACATCTATCGGTGCTGGATATAGTAATAGTGATGTGGTTGTATTTGCTGGCGGTGGCGGCACAGGAGCATCTGCTAATATTGTTACATATACATCTAATGGATCAATACGTGATGTTATTATTACTGGACAGGGATCAGGATATACAACTGCACCTACTCTATCTTTCTTGGCAGCTAACGGAGCAGCAAGTAGTGGAGCTGGCGGTAGTTTAGAAGCTTTTAATTACATTGCTCGTATTAGAGTTGCAAATTCTTCATTTACCAATGCTGTTGGTGTTGGATATGCCCTCACAGTAAGCGATGGTATAATTTACCAAAAGGGACATTTTGTAAGGGTTGCTGAGCAGACTACTATTGTTTCAAAATATACAAACCAACCAAATAATGTTTCTGTTGGATTCACAACAGTAGAGTCTATTGTTAATAATAGCATCGACTCGACTATTCTGGATAATGCTCAGGGATATAGTAATTATACAGCTCCTGGTGCATATAGATTAAAATTACAACCCCAACTAATATCTATTTCTACTACAGCGGCAGCTTCTAATTCGGAATTTCTATCTCTTATGGATTTTGAAAATGGAAGAGTAACAAGAAGAAGAACAAATACACAATTTAATTCTGTTGGTGTTGAACTAGCCAGACGTACTGCTGAAGAAAGCGGTAACTATGTTCTAAATCCTTTTAAACTTTATACAGAAGAGAAGTCTGGCAATACTACCTACTTAAATCTTGCTGTAGCAGCTGGTTCTGGGTATGTGAGCGGGTACAAAGTTGAAGTTGGCGATACAATAAGACTTCCTATTAAGAAAGGATCTACAACGGTCGTAGATTCAAGTCAGACTATTACAACTAACTACGGAAATTATGTTTTAGTTAGTGAAGTATTGGGAGTTTTTGATTTTACAACAGGCCCAACAGTAAGTTTAAAAGATGCTGTTAGTACTGATGTAACAGATAATTTTGGTGGAGCTCCAAGCACTTCAGCATCTACAATTGGAACAGCAAGAGTTCGTTCTATTGTATATGATTCAGGCACAGTTGGCACTTCTTCATGTAGATATAGATTATATTTGTTTGATGTGAGAATGCAGTCTGGAAAAACATTCAGTAACGTGAGGGCTATCCAGTTATCAACTACGGGTATTGCCGATGTTGTTTTAGAAGGAACACCAGCAGCTGCTGTTCTTAAAGATGCAAGCTATGATTACTTAGTTTTCCCGTCTGGGGCAGAATCTGTAAAAGCTTTTACTAATGAGCAATTCATATACAGAGCAGTTGGTACAACTACAATTGCAACTACCGGAATTGGTACTGTTACTCTTTCGGGATCTGAGAGCTTTCCTTATAGTAATAATAGTACATTAAATGATACTCAGGAACGAGATTTCATTGTTATACCTTCCGCTAA